TATCGGTCCTGCTCTGGTTCCTCTCGCTGGCATTGGTGCATCCATCGGTACGGCCGTTCCGGCTATCGCTGGCGTAGCTGCCGCTGTCGGTAACCTGCTTCCCGCAGCTACAGCGGCAGCTACTGGTTTCGTCGCTATCCGTCTTGCGGCTGGAACTGTTCAGCTTGCCATGGTCGGAGTAGAAGACGCGATAAGCGCAGCGTTCGCTACCGGAGAAGGAAGCGCAGAAGCGTTCCAGGAAAGTCTGGAACGGCTTGCCCCCTCTGCGCGTGCAGCGGTAGTCGAGATCCGGGGCATGCGGGATCAACTGATTGGAGTACAGCAGTCTGTTCAGCAGAATTTCTTTGCGGGGTTCGCCGGAGAGATCCGGGACCTGTCTGAATCTGTTCTTCCCGTTCTCGACAACGGACTGAACACCACGTCCCAGACTCTTAATCAGATGGCTCTAGGGGCATCTGACGCTGCTCAACAGCTTGCGGCAGACGGAACTCTAGGACGTGCCATCTCGGGTGCGAACACGGGCCTGTTCAACCTGAGGGACGTACCCGCTCAGGTCATCACGGCGTTTGGTCAACTTGCTGCTGCGGGCGCACCCGTTTTCGATCGGTTGACCGAAGCAGCAGCGAACGCCGCAACGGACATCACAGACGCGCTCTCTGGAGCGGTAGAATCCGGAGGACTTGATCAGGCTGTTCAGACAGCCTCCGATCTGTTCGCATCCCTGCTTCCCATTGCTCAAGACGTCCTAGGCATCCTTGGCAACTTGTTCGAAGCTGCCTCTGTAGGTGGAGACGATCTGTTCCAAGTTATCGGATCGGTCTTGGATGCACTGAACCAGTTCACGGGGTCCTCCGCGTTTCAGGAAGCCATCGGAGCATTGGCCGAAACGATGGGAGTGGTAGGCGAAACCGTCGCTCCCCTTCTGCTCAGTGCTCTGGAGGCTCTGGCTCCCGTATTTCCTATTCTTGCTGGACCGATTCAGAATCTGGTCTCAACTCTCGGGGATGCCCTTACTCCGATCATTGAAGCGATCGCCCCACTTTTGATTACGGTGGCAGAAGGCATCGGAAGTTTGGCCGATGCGATCGCACCTGTTCTTCCTATCGTGGGTGACCTGATCGCTCAGCTCGGTCCCATTCTTCAACCGATCCTTGATTTCCTCGTTCAGCAGATGCAGACTTTCGCTCCCGCTGTTCTTCAGGTTGCGGAGGTTCTGGGCACTGCGCTTCAACCTATTCTTGCTGCGCTCCCTCAGGTCATCGAACCTATCCTTCAGGCGTTTTTGCGTCTGATCCAGGCAGCCTTGCCCGTTCTTCTAGAACTTCTTATCGAGCTAAGTCCCACACTGGTTGAGCTTACGGTCCTTCTCGCGGATCTTCTGATTGAACTTACTCCGCTCATCGTTGCGGTTCTGGATCTGGCCACGAATATTCTCAACTTCCTCATGCCCGCTATCAGCGGAGCAATCCGGATTATTGGTGGATTTGCTCGTGTTCTGAGTAGGCTAGTCTCGGGTGTGATCCGGGGCGTAGTGATGCCTATTGTCAGAGCTTTGACCAGTCTGATAAACGGCGATTTCCTCAGGGCTTTCTCGTCTGCCCGTGAAGTCGTTAGCCGAGTTCTTTCAGCCATAGGCAGTTTCTTCAGGAATATGGCCAGTACGGCCAACACTGCTCTGAGGAACACTGTTGACTTTGTCCGAGACCGAGTCAGCGACATCGTTAACTTCTTCCAAGACATGCCCGGACGCGTAGTCAGCGCTTTGTCCAATCTCGGAAGCAGACTCCGAGAAACCGTCAGGAACGCTGTTCAGCGTGCAGTGGACGCAACGACGGATCGAATAGACCGGATCGTTGACATAATCGACGGTCTTCCGCAACGTGCGAAAGACGCACTCGGGGATCTCGGACGAACTCTGTACAACGCCGGACGTGACTTGGTCCAAGGCTTCATTGATGGTATCGGTAGTCTCGTTCAGGAAGTTGAAGACACCATCGGTGGCCTGATCGATTCGGCTACGGGTTGGCTCCCGGGTTCTCCCGCAGAGAAGGGCCCGTTGTCTGGTCAGGGATACGTCTTGCTCCGTGGCCAGCGTTTTACAGAGGACTTTGCCCGGGGCATCGAAGAACCTCAGAGGATGGTCGAGAACGCCTCTAGAAGGCTTGCCAGCTCCTCTCTGGCAGGCTTTGACGAACTCGGACGTCCGAACCTGCCTCTCGCCCTCACGCCTACGACAGGGACGACCAGACCGGCACCCGTTCAGCCCATGACCATCAACTTCACGAACCGAGGAGTGATCGGTTCTAGGGCAGAAGTAATGAACTGGTTGGTCGCGTCTCTTGACCATCTTGCCCGACAGAACCGTCTGCCCCGGAACCGGAACACTGGAGGAGCGACGTTGCGATGACTTGGTCCCCCTGCGTTTCCGGCGCAGCGTACACGATCGGTATCGACTGGAACGAAGACGGATCTTTCACGGGTTTTGATGATCTGACAACTGATGTTCTGGACCAGGGCATTTCGTCTACCTACGGACGGGATCAGGCCCGACAGCTCAGCCCTTCCAAAGTAGGTGACGCGGCCTTCTCTGTCTGTAACGTCTCTCGGGTTTTCTCTCCGGAGAATCAAGACAGCCCTTTGTTTGATCAGCTAGGCGCAGCACGTCCTACCCGAATAGAAGTCATCTTCGAAAACAACACGTACCCGATTCATTCTGGCCGAGTTGATGACTTCTCAATCCATGCTGATTTCTCTAACAGGACCGTAGACTTCACAAGCCTTGACGGTCTGGCACTTCTTCAAAACACACAGATCAGCACGTCTGTTTATCGCGCGCAGCGAACGGGCTTCCTCATCAATCAGATTCTCAATTTGATTGGGTGGACAGCACCGAGGAGTATCGACGTAGGGGCGAATCGTCCTCCGTTTTGGTGGATAGAAGGTCAGGACGCTTTCGGTGCGGTGAACGATCTTGTCCTGTCGGAGGGTCCCCCTGCCATTGCGTACGTTGCTCCTGACGGAACCTTCGTGTTCCGAGACAGGCATCATCGAATTCAGGATGAACGTTCCTTGACGTCTCAGGCGTTCTTCAATGCCAATGAGATTAGCTGCGAGACTCCGCCTGTTTCTGGCTTTTCGTACACTCCTCCGTTCACGTACGAACATGGCTGGCGAGACATCATCAACCATGTAACACAGGACATCACGGTTCGGACTCCCGCCGGAGAAGACGAAGTAGTCTGGTCGGACGAAGGAACATATACGATCTCTTCTGGTGAAACACTGGTTTTGGAAGCGGTAGCCAATGACCCGTTCATCATGGGAATCAGACCTGATCCAGACATAGACTTTGGAAGCATCTCGGGTGTAGGAACACTGAGTGTCATGCTTGGACGCTCCTCGGGGCAGTCCACATCGATCAACCTGACTGCCGTAGGCGGATCTGTGACATTCACCTATATTCAGTTCAGGGCACGTCCGGTTAGTTCGGGTGCAACCATCAAGGTAGAAGAGATCGATTCAGGATCTGTTTCCCAGCATGGGCGGAAGACTTACCCTAACGATCTTCCTTGGGTAGACCGGCATAATGCACTTGCTGTAGCCCTGATCATCCTTGCTCATTATGCGCAGCGTAGGCCAATCGTTCAAATGCGTCTGTCTTCTTGCGATCCGGAACACTTTCTTCAAATCCTGACCAGGACTATTTCTGACAGGATCACTATCCGGAACGGAGAGCTAGGGCTGTTCGACGACTTTTTCATTGAAAGCGTGGCTCACAGTATTTCCCGGATTAATCCGGATCAGCCTCCCGTTCATTCTGTTGTTCTCGGATGCGAGAGGGACATCATTGAAATTGAAAACTGCTTTACTTTTGACGTAGTTGGGAAGGGATTCGACCAAGGCGCATTCTGTGGACAGGGGCAGGATGATCCGGACACGGTCTTTATCTTCGATGATCCCCAAAATGGGCAATTTGACTTTGGAGTGTTTGGGACGTGAATGAAGCGCGAGCGTACGTTTATCACGGTGAGTGGGTAGCGGACTGTCCTAGATCATGCGGGAACGTTGAGTTCCTTTTCAACAAGCAGAATCCTCGCAGGAAGGACAGTCCCCGAACAATACGCAAGACCGCGTTTGTTTGCTCTTACTGTTCTCTGACTGCCCCTATCGAATGGGCTCAGGACGAGACTGCTATCACGATGACTCTCAACGTTCGGCCTATCCCCCATACACGGAACTGGTATCCGAAGGGTCATCCAGTAGCCCTTAGGTACAGACTCCCTGATGGTCAGACTATCCATGAGCTAGTTGAGGAAGCCCGTGAACACGGCGTCATTCCTCCCGAGAAGCTAAGGGCCTCATTCTGATGGTTTGGACTCCGCCTCTTACGGCTATCGCTGGTTCGGTTCTCACTGCTGCTGAGTGGAATGTTTCTGTCCGAGACAATCTGAACGAAACAGCTCCCGCACTGGCCACGCAGGAAAGCACAATCTTCGTGGGAACCGGTGTCAACTCGATTGCTGAACGTCTTCCGGCAGAAGAAGCTATCGTCACGCAGGAAACCACGACTTCTACTAGTCCTGCGGACTTGGCCACAGTAGGACCGACTGTAACGGTTACTACGGGACCGAACGCAATCATCTACTTCCGTGCGGGCATTTCTAACTCGACAGCGGGCGCAACGGCTATCGCGGGTTACGACACTTCAGGAGCTACTACACTCGCTGCTAACATCGCACGCGCGATTAGCTCGGACGGTCTTGCGGCGAACTCTCGTATGCGTATGGGCACTACCGTATTTACCGATGAATTGACGGCGGGATCGAACGTCTTCAAGATGCAGTATTGGGTATCGGGAGGCACTGGTACCTTTATTCATCGGCAGATCTCCGTACTTCCCCTGTAAGGAAACCAATGAGCATCCCTTTCGTTTCAAGTCTAGAAGGCTATGACAAGTACCGGATTCCGTCTTTGGTAAAGACACCTGACGGAATCCTTACTGCCCTTTGTGAAGGTAGGGTTGACGGACCGTCTGATACAGGAAACATCGATATCGTCGCTAAGCAGAGTCTCGACATGGGGGAATCCTGGTCACCTATCTACACGGTGACTTCTCACGCGTCGAATACTGCGGGGAACCCCTGCACGGTCGTTGATCCGGCGTCGGGTGACATCGTTCTTCTCTCATGCAGGAACGGGCAGAACGACACGTCAGAGCAGATCCGTACCGGCGTAGCTCCCGCAAGGCGTGTTTACGTTCAGCGTTCTTCGGACTCTGGAGCCACATGGACCAGTCCGAGTGAGATAACCGCTCAGGTTCGTCCGTCGTGGATGCGTTGGTTTGCCACGGGACCAGGGCACGGAACCGCTCTGAGCACTGGGCGTCTTGTCATCCCTTGCAATCATTCCCGGGAACCGTCTGGCACGGACACAGGAGCCGAACCGAAGTACAGCGGAGGTCACTGCATCTATTCGGATGATGGAGGAACAGTCTGGTCTCTGGGTTTCCAGTCTTCCAGCACTAACGGTTTCGTCAACGAGGATGAAGCGACAGTATGCACGCTTGACGACGGAACTCTGTACTTCAACTGTCGCTGTGAAGAATCCGACGAACGAACCGGTAACCGGGCGGATCTGTACTCTACCAATGGAGAGACTTCCGAATCGTTCTATCTTCCGCAGGGGTGCCTCATTACTCCGGCCGTTCAGGGCAGTGTCATTAACACGCCATACGGTCTCGTCTTTTCCTGTTGCTCGCATCCAGACGGACGAACGGCGCTTGCTCTCTGGACGAGCGAAGACGACGGAGCCACCTGGTATCTGAAGAAGTACGTTACCGGGCGCGTCTCCGGGTATTCTGACATGACTCTTCTGGATTACCAGACCATCGGGATTCTGTACGAGTCAGGGGATTTGAGCAACTACCAGCGAATAGAGTTCACGACTGTTTCCCTTTCGGAGTTGTTCTGATGAGTGATCCTCTGAGTGCAGACAGACTTGTTCAGATTCTCAGGCAAGAGGGCTTGAATGTAGTCGAGTACCGGGATTGGCGAGAGAACAACCGGAATCATGTGGGTGACTGGGGACCTGTTCACGGGGTCATGATTCATCACACAGTGACTAAGGGAACAGATAGCACAGTTCGTCTCTGCTATGAGGGCCGTTCTGATCTTCCGGGCCCTTTGTGTCATGGAGTCATTGCCAAAGACGGAACCGTCTATCTGGTTGGAAACGGTCGGGCAAACCATGCTGGCCTGGGTGATGGTGACGTTCTCGAAGCAGTCATACGAGATGAACCTGTTCCGCCCGACAATCAGGCGAACACAGATGGGAATACTTACTTCTACGGGTTTGAATGCGAAAATCTAGGCGACGGTCAAGACCCGTGGCCGAAAGAGCAGGTTGACGCTATAATCAAGGTGAGTGCTGCGATATCACGAGAGCTTGAGTGGAAGAAGTATTCGACCATCGGGCATCTGGAATGGCAGCCGGGTAAGATAGATCCCCGAGGAGTAGAGATGTCTGCTCTCAGGGACGAAATAGAACAGCGGATGGAGAGGAATAAAGACGTGCCAAATAGGATTGCGCTAGAGACGAAAAATCTCGTTCATATCGTAGAACCTCACACGTGGACTCAAGTCAAGTTCAATCGGATTCTGACCGATGAGGGTTGGACGAACCGGGATGAGGCTGCCACCATCCTGACCGGCGCAGCGTACTACGCTCTTACAGCAGGTCTCGAAGTGGATGGACTGGTCAAGGGTCAGGAGTTTCAGATTCGGTTTACCATCAACGAGAAACGAAACGGAGTTTGGGAACGAACGTACCTCCCTATCAGTTCTCCGACACATGACAGCATGGAGGGCAAATTCGTTCACGCCTGGAATGGTTTCGTTCCGTCCCGGGACTCTTCTCGCGTCTGTCTTGAGGTTTATCACATGGGGGAAGTTCCACTGTCTATCGATTTTGTCCGCGTTGAGGGTCTGTACTGGAAAGGCTGAACAATGTCTGACGCTCGTATTAAGCACCTGATCGAAGAGAAGACCGAAGAACGAATCTCGTCTCTTGAGAGGGATCTGAGCGAACTTCGATCCGAGCTGGATCGGGTCAAGGCTTCTCTTGTTGAGAAGAAGACACCCCCTGTCAGGAGTCCATCTAAGTGAAAGTTCTTGTCTATCCTGCGGATAAATACGGGTGTGGTCATTTTCGAATGATCTGGCCTGGTGAGGAACTGAAGAAAGACGGTCATGACGTAGAGATAATTACAGCGCAGAATAGGCACGTCACTATTCATCTAGAAGGTGAAACGGTAGTAGACGCAGATATTGAAGCGGATGTTGTTGTCTTTCAACGACTGACGCATAAGTATCTTGCTCAGGTCGTTCCTATTCTCAGGAAAAAGGGCGTGGCGGTAGTCATTGATGTTGATGATGATCTGAACGCCATCGATCCGAACAATCCCGCCTGGGGACTGGTTCATCCAAAAGACGCAGGCTCCCCTCATTCCTGGCGTAATCTGAATCAGGCTTGCAGGGATGCCACCCTCGTGACCGTGTCTACTCCGGCACTTCTCGACGTGTACGCCAAACACGGTCGGGGGCATCTTCTGCCGAACTATCTTCCGGACGTCTACGATGACATTCCACATGAGGATTCGGACGTGATCGGTTGGCCTGCGTCCTATCACTCACATCCGAGTGACCCTAACGTGGTCGGGGGAGCTGTTTCCCGACTCGTGTCAGAGGGTTACGCCTTCAGGATGGTGGGGGACGCGTCGGGCGCAGGGAAAGCGTTCAGTCTCCCTGAAGACCCTCCGGGAAAACCTTGTTCGGTTCAGGAGTGGCCGAACGCTGTTGCGTCTCTCGGAATCGGCATTGCTCCTCTGGCCGATACGAGGTTCAACAGGTCTAAGTCCTGGCTCAAGCCTCTTGAGATGTGCGCGGCAGGCGTCCCCTGGGTTGCTTCACCCCGGGCTGAGTACGAGCGTCTGCACGCCCTAGGCGCCGGTCTGACAGCCGAACGTCCTCGGGTCTGGTACAGACTACTCAGGCAGCTTGCCGAGTCCTCTCAGCGGCGCGCAGAGCTTTCCGAGTCTGGACGCGCGGTTGCTCGGTCTCTGCGTCTTGCAGATCACGCGTGGAAATGGCTAGAAGCCTGGGAACGGGCGTACAAGTTGGAGCGATGACAAAGGGCCCGAGACTGATTGTCTCGGGCCCTTTGCTTATCCCTGCGCTTGGTTACAGGGGTCACAGGCTAGAACAAGATTCGATAGATGCCAGGAACCGCCGTTTCGAACCTTCTCTAGATGTTCAATTGTCAATTCGTGGTCAGGAAACCAGCGGAAGCAGTAGAAGCAAACATTCCCATCTCGCTTGAGGAGTCTCTTTTTCTTCTTTCTCTTCTTCGCTTGGTTGATGTCTCGTCTTGTCAGCCTACTTCCCTTCTTTCCTGGTCTGATCCCGCTTCTCGTGCTTCCTGCGGGAACCTGAGGAAGACTTACGCTCTCGGCCGGTCGGGTTCTGGTCCTGCTTCTTTTCGTCTGCCATTAGTATGGCAACTCCTTCCCTGAAGGGGTGCGCCTGTCGGGTTCTTCTCGTTCAGGCTTTTCGGTTTGTTTCTGTTTCTGAACTTGCTTTCCCATCACGGTCCCAAGACATCCCGCATCCAAGGCAGAGTGCTTGCAACTCTACCCGAATGAGTTTCGTGTTCAGGCAGATGGGACACTTGACGCGGTTTCTCTTGCGTCGAAGTTGATCCCGCTGGTAGGTAGTTGTTCCTGCCCAGATTCCTACGGTCCCGTTCAGGAGCGCGTACTCAAGGCACGTGACCAAGACGGGGCAGTGATCACAGAAATACCGTTTGGCATCGATCACTGCCCGATCTTCGGAAACAGGAGTTTCGGGAGGAAAGAAGCACGCTGCTTCTGATCCAAAGCATGCCCCCCGGGTATGCCACTCGGGGAATGCTGGTGTGTCAGCCTTTCTGTTTGGTAGTTCCTGTTTATTCACTTCTTTCCTCCCGATTACTCAGATGACCTTTCGAATCATCTCGCTTGCGGGAAGAACGGTTCGGTAGTCCTCTCCGGTTCCTTCCCGCCTGCCGGTCACAGAAGTGGCCGGAACGTCCTGGTCACCTCGCTTGATAGTGGTCGCTTCGGGCTTACTCGACAAGGTGACCGTCTCTCCGTTCCGTGTCTGGATACGGTCGCCAGCGTTGAGCTTGTTGGGGTCAGTCCATCGTGTCATTCTTTGTTCCTCCGATTCTAAATGGACTGGAATGAAGGGGAAGGGCTTAGATCCCTTCCCCAACAAACCGGCTCACTCAGGTAACGACGTAGATGTTCGCTCGGTGCATCCAGTCATGGCAGTCATCCGAGTGCAATTCGTGCTCATCACACCAGTAGCCGGACACGTCCGGCTCAGAAACGTTCTCGTGCGGGAGATGCATGCAGTGGTCCGTACCCTGGTTGTGCTCCGGGCAACGCTCGATCGCGTAGGAGCTGCGGTGAATCACGTACTCCCGGATACGGTCGAGACGCCACGAACGGGTCAGACCCGTCTCACGGTCCAGAGCCCGAACGATCTGCTTGCCACCCTTGGTCAGTTCCTCGGGAACGTCGTAGATCTCGATCGTACGAAGCACGTGCTGACCGTCAGCCTTCACGTACGAGATGGTGACAGGGTGCTTGCGCTCCATGGCCTTGGTCAGTCGGTCAAGGGTCTGAGTCTCGTTCGTGTTCTTCATGGTTCTCTCCCGTCTCGCTGTGTGTTTCCAGTTTAACTAAATCGGTCCCCCGAGTCAACCCCGGGGGACCGATCAGTTTCAGAGAGGCCAGATGTCCGCGCGACCGTTCTCCCACTCGCCCGCAAGTTCGTAGCCGTTGCTGCTCAGGGCGTCTTCGACATTCGCGTAGTCCGAGATCTTGATCTCGTGCTCATCGATGTTGGCGCCCGTCTCATCGAACTTCCAGAGAGTGAGCCAGTTCCCCGTGATCTCGGCTTCTGAGTACATGATCCTTGTTCCTCTCGTCTGTGCCAACAAGAAGAGTGTCTCAGAAGCCACGGTTCCTGTCAACCCAAGCAAGAGGGTCCGATTCGAACTCTTCTCGGTTGAACGTCTCTTCGGGTGAACAGACAGGCTCGTACCCCTCCGGGAGATCCGTCATGTCTGGGAGATCAGGCTGATTCACTTCTTCCCTTCCTTCCACTCTAGTGCGAACTTGTCCTGTCGGGTGAACTCACCATCTTTGATGTCTTTCGGGAAGAAACACATCGTTTCCGCATGCTGTCCGGCAGCTTGGTTGATTATCTCCTTTGGATCGGCATCGTGAGGGAGATAAACCCAGTAGGCATACGAATTGCCTGTGACACGGCCGTACAGCGTGACGTTCCAACGTCCTTTCACTTCTCTTCTCCGTTCAGTGCTTGTAGGATCTGCTTGACTGTGAATGTCGCGTAGCCAGGCTGATTGCCGATCAGACGGTACAGCCGGAACAGTCGCTCTCGGTCCTGTCGGAACTCGTCTTCGGTCATGCGTACACGAGCTATCGTCCTCAGGGTCTTGCAGTCTTCACGCTCACAGTCCACCCAACCACAGGGACGCTGCTTGGCTAGCGTTCGACACTGCATTACTCTTCCTCCGCCGGAAACATCCTGTCGAAGCAGGGTCCACACGTGCCCGACAGCATCAACTCCCGGTCTTCAGCGCTCAGTTCAGGAAAGAGATTCTGAATATAGTCTTTCCCATCCCTCCACTTTTGGTACCTCTCAGAATCAACCGGTAGAGTCTTCCCCTTATTGCAGCAACGGCACATGAAGATCATAGACTCTGAACCGTTTAGCTCAATCACGTTTTCTCCCAACGGAAGGGGGAGGGAAGCAGATCAGCTTCCCTCCCCTGATCTCTCAGAACTTACCGGCGCAGATCGGACCGATACCGGCCGAGATGCTGTTTTCGTTCGTCAGCTCCCTACCGCACTGGCAGCAAGAGCCGGTCTGGCGACCGTACGCCTTGGCGTCTTCCAGTGTCATCCTGTGCTCGGGACGAATCTTCTTCACCGCGCCACGCTCGAACTGGAAGCCTTCCTCCGTCAGAACCATGGCGTACAGGTGACCGGCCTGAGAGCGCTTGACCTTGTAGACGGTTTCGCCTACCTGGTACATACCTTCGGTCAGATCCTCGGTCTGAGGGGTCTTCTTCTGCTGACGCTTCCGGAGAGCCTGAATCACGGCCTTGGTTCCGTCGAGAATCTTGGAGTAGTCCTTGAAGGCTGTGACCGCGTCCCACTCCTTCTCACTCACGTCCGCGAGTTCGATCTGACCCATCTCACGAAGCTGGGAGAGCAGAGACTGCCAGAAGCGAAGCTGAGCCTCTGTCGGAGAGACCTTCTTCCCAGACCAGGTGCGACCCCGACCGTTACCGGTCTGCGTCACGCGCTCCTCCCGAACCCGGAAGTCCGGAGTCAGCTTGTGAGAAGCCAGAGCCTTGGTTACGCCGGTACGCATGATGCAGGGGACATCCTCGGTGCAGCAACCGTTGTTGTGCTCCTCAAGAGCTTCGGTCATCATCTGCTCTTCGTACGTCGCGTAGCTCATGGTTTCTGCTTCCTCTCGCTTCCTCGTTCTGTATTCCTGAGTCTATGATACCCGTTCCTCACGTGTCAAACCCAAAGAGGGAAGAACCTGAGACAGGTTCTTCCCTCTAGGATCAGGAGCCCGAACCGGGCAAGTCCATCTGTGGACGGATGTCCTTGTGTCGTGCGTAGGTCTCCGAACCGTTCGGAAGACTGATCTTGCTCTCTGTCTTCGAGCTGTCAGTCACGCGACCCTCAGAGAAGGCATGCCCGCTCTTGTCCGTGCCCTTCACGATCTCGTCCCGGAAAGGCTTCACTTGCCACCCCACCTACGAACCGGAGCAACGGTGATGTTTCCCACGTGGGTGTACCCCGTCGAACGCTCCTCCGAGTCCTTTACGGACTTGTCGAATTCCTTGGCGGTCTTGACCTTCTCGGACATGGGACTTCCGTCCGGGGCAGTCTCCTCGGTCCTACGGTGCTTGCCCTTACCCATTTTCCTCGCCTTCCAGCTTGTAGGACTTCACTTCGAACAGATTGGAACCCGTCTCCTTCTTGATCACATCAAGGCGGTTGAAGGCGTAGCCAGCCTCAAGACTGGCCGTCATCACGGTTCCATGCTTGCTTACTACCAGGTACACGCGCTTGTCGTCCATGTTTCCTCTTCCTGGGAAACGACAGGCCCGGAGTTCTTAGTTCCGGGCCTGTCGTTCAGGTTGATCAGTAGGTCATGGAGCCGTCGCCAACGCCCTGGCGAAGCTGTTCCTTGTCCGCCTCGGGAAGCTCCTTCCAGGTGGCGGAGAAGTCCTTGAGGGTTTCACCCGGGATCTTCACCGCATCGGCCACGTCCTTGATGCTGGCCTTCTTCGGCGCGTCGGACATGATTCCTCCGTTCCTCGGGCTCTGTGAGCCCGATCGATTAAGTTAAACCCTAGACTACCCGGGACACCCTGTCAAGCTCAGGACAGCTCCTCATCGCTCGGGGGCAGGTAGTACCGGGGCCTGTCCTCATCTGTCTTGCACACCTGTCCCTCTGTCTCCATCCGGGACAGGGCTCCATGAACGGCGCTCTTGCTGCGTCCTGTCCTACGGGACAGCTCTGAGACACCCATGGCCATGGG